TCGACGCGGTCTGGCCGGTACGCGGGGACGAGTTGCCGGAACTCTTGGAGCAAGGCGAGGTTGCGCGATGCAGGATCTGCATAGCCGGCGCTCATCAAGATGCGAGAGCGGCGCACCAGGCGGTTGAAAGATTGATCGAGGACGCGGTTCAGCAGCCGCAGCGTGCCGTCCTCGGTGGTGCGGAGGAGCTGGTTGTAGCGCTCAATCAGCTCCACGTTGTCTGCGCTCGATCAGGCGGCGGGCCTCGCGTTGGGCGGCGGCGCGGGACATGCCTTCGTTACCGGGTCGGCCCAGGATGTCACGGGTCAGCTCGCTCAGGTTGCGCAGGCGCTGGGGGGCGCGGCCGGTGGCGGGGGCGCGGCGGCTGAGGCGGGGGAAGCCGTTCTCGTTGAGGATGCGGTATGCAGAATCTGCATCGGGCAGCTCGGTGCTGCGGCTGATCTGTTGCGCTACGCGGCGGGCGGTGCCCTCGCCAATGGTGAAGTCGTTCTTGAGCGCCATCACCTTGCTGTGGAAGTGATTCCGCAGAATCAAGTCCGCATGGTCGCGACTCAAGATCTGGGTGGTCTGGCCCTGCTCGCGGGTGATGTAGCGGGCCAGACCGGTCATGCCATCGCCGAAGGGTGAATCCGAGGCGGCGGCGTTGCGGCGCATGCCTTGGGCGACGCCCTCGAAGTAGGTGTCGAACTGGGACACCAGCGAGCGGCGCAGGCTGCGGGCCTCACTGGTCATGTTGTTGCCGTTGATGGCCGAACGCATCAGGCGGTGGGCTTCGACGCGGGCTTGGTTGCGCTGCCCGGCGGAGAGACCAGCAAAGCGGGAGCTCAGCGTGCTGTCGCCGACCTCGCGGATGTAGCGGTTGACGTCCTCGGTGCGGATGCCACCGTCAGGGCCGACAAAGCGGCGCAGGCGCATGTCCTGGCGCAGGGTTTCGCCCCAGCCGGAGAGGCGCTCGGACAGCTGCGTGTCCACGAGAGCATTGCGTGCGGCCGTGGAGAACTGGCCCTGGTTTCCCACGGCTCCGGTGCCGCGCAGCCCGAACTGCGAGACCAGGAATTCGTTGGCCGCGTGCTCGGAGAAGATGCTGCCGCGCTGGCCGCGGGCTCGGGGGCGCGGGCTTTGGGCGCCGTAGAGGGCTTGGACGGCTTCCTGCTTCCAGGTGTCGTAGTTCAGGGATCCGGAACTAGCTCTTTTCTTGAGTTTGTTGAGGCTGTCCGTCAAATAGCTGGCTTCGTAGTCGGCGGCGTTGGGGCGGAAGCTCAGCGGGCCGATCCGCCCGAGGTTGCCGGCTGCAGCGGTCTGCGTTGCTTGGATACGGGAGCCGCGGGTGACGGCTGTCGCGATCTCGGCAGCGGTGCCCGCAGCAGCGGCGCGGCGGGAGGCACGGACTGCGGAGATGCCAGGGACCCGGTCGAGAACGGAATCCACGGCGCGGGTGGCTGCGCTATCGAGCTGGGCGCCGACGCCGTTGCGGTAGCTGGGGAAGCCGCGTTTCAGGCCGGCGTGGGCACCGAGGCCCACCAACGTCACCCCGAGCACGGCCATCACCGGCGTGCTGGCAGCGGTGAGCTGCCGCTTGAGCTGTTTCTTCTGCTCCAGGTTGTCGCCGGGCGTCAGCTTGACGGCGCCCCGGATCAGGGAATTGCGCCCTCGCTGGACACGGGAGGGGTTGAGGGTGACGACGCCGCGGGCGAGGTCCTTGGCACCGCGTTGGATTGAGGCGATGCCGGCCAGCGGATCGGTGCGGTGGGCTTGGAGCTCTGAGTTGGTGCCTTGGCCCTTCAGGCGGCAGTCCCAGTTCGGGGGGATGCAGCGCCCCCCGCATTTGACGTTGGGCGGGTTGCAGTCGACGCCGCGGGTCTTGCCGGTGCGGGTGGCGCGGGGGCCTCGCAGGTCAGTGCGCTGCTGCGCGGCCAGGTAGGTCGCGGTGCGGATGGTGGCTTGCTCTTGGCTGTCCATCAGTACGCCTCCCAACCGGCACGAAGGGCTTCGAGTTCGCCCTCGGGAACTGGGGAGAGCCCCGCCACAGTCTGCCGAGGGAAGAAAGCGGACACCGCGCTGCGGGCGGCGCGCATCGAAGCGAACCCAGTGGCGTAGGGGCCGTCGTTAAGGGCGCCATCGCAAGCGAAACGGGCGCGGTAGAGCTTGTAGGCCCGGGTGCGATTGGGTCCGAAGATCATCAGCGGGGCTGCGCTGCTGGCGTCGGTGCGCTGGCCGTCGGGACCGACGAGGTAACCGGCGCGGATGTCGCCGCTGCGGTGCGTGACTTGGATACGTAAGCCCTGGGCTTCGTAGCGGTCGAAGGTGTCGGACTTGGTGTCCGCGCTCGGCTGCGGGGATTCGTCCTCGGGCTCTTCGGGGTCTTCGGTCTCCGGGGGGTCAGCAGCGGGGGCGAGAGCGGCCTGCTGTTGCGCCTCGTAGCCCAGCATCTGGCTTTGGAACTGGGCGTCCGTCGTCGCGAGCAGTTGCTCGGTGACTGCCGGGTTGAGCGTCGTTTCGATGCTGTATTCGGTGCCGCCGAAGCGGGCTTCGCGCACTTCCAGGGGGTTGAGCACGCCGAGGTTGATGTACTGCGCGTCGACCTGGGCCATCTGCAGACGCAGGGCGGCGGCCTCGGATTCCGTCTCCGTAAACACGCTCGGGAAGTGGACGGACCAGGAGCGCGGGGCGCGGCCACGGGTTGGCCCCTCCTTGGATTGGAAGATGTAGTCGAAGACCTCGGTAATCGCGGTGCGGCAGTAGACCTCCTGCCACTGCTCGACCAGGGCGGCCCAGATGCGCTCCTCGAAACGGCCTTCTTTGCCCAGGCCGCCGGGGCTATCGCCCATCAGGATCGAGGCGGGCCAGCCGGTGGCGGCTTGGAGGTCCTTGATGAAGGGGTCGGTGGCGCTGGCGATGTTGCTCAGAGCGCGGTTGAGGAAGCTCAGGTCCTCTTCGGTGTCGACGACCATGCCGCCGTAGACGCTGCGGCTGAGGCTGTTGGCCTCCAAGCGCTTGCGCAGGTCGCTCTCGTTGCCGGATGCGATGCGCTGGAAGAGGCCGGGGATCTTGTGAACGAAGAGATCGGCGTCGGTGGTCATCGACTCGAGGCCGGCCATGGCGCTCTCGTAGCGCTTGTAGGACTCCCAGATCAGCTGCAGGACGGACTGACCCCAGCCGGTGTTGCGGACGCGAACGTTCCAGGGCAGGTAGAGGCCGTCAAAGCGGGCGATGCGGCTGGAGTGGATGCGGAGATTGACGTAGCTGCCCTGCTGGTCGGGGGTCAGGCGCTGGCTGGTGGTGATCCGGTAGTGCGAGGGCTTGGAGTAGTCGGTGATCGTGAAGTCCTCGGGGATCAGCTCCCAGCGGGACAGGGGCACGTAGCCGCGCAGGGCACGGATGCGGTTGGGGTCGACTGGCTCAGCTGGATCGAGGCCGTCATCGATGAGCAGGACGAGGCCAGCTCCGCCGTAGAGACGCTGGAGTTTGACGACCTCGGCGAGCGCCTGGTGGAACTGGGTGTCCTTCAGGTATTCCTCGAACCCGGTGATCAGGTCGTTGGATTGGGCTTCGTCGTCGCCGCCGATGGTGATGGTGGTGCGGTGGCGGAGGATCTCGTCGCTGATCGCGTCGACGTAGCGACGGGGGATTCCGTGGCTGTAGAGGGCTTCAAGTTCTGCTTCTCCAAGGAAAGACTTTGCGCCTACAGACGTAGAAACTGTCTTATCTCTCGAAGGAACTCCCATTCCAGTGAGAATGTTTACGAGTGCCCCGTCGTTCCGGAACTCTTCAGTAGCGGAGGTGGCCACGACGGTGAAAGGTTGGGAGTTCAGTTCAGATTTTATCGAGCTGCGCGGGCTAATGAAAAAGTTTAAGGTTAAGACGACAAGATTTGCACTTTCAAAGCGTAGTTTTGGTGCTCAGCTCGTGAAACTCAGAATTAAGCGCGAAAACTCAGCATTTCGCTTACAACTTTATGAGGAATGCTTCGGATTGCGCGCTCGTTTGCGATCCGACGCTTGATTCTCGGCGCGTGGAACCCATCGACAGTACTCAGGTCCATAAATCAGGTTGTGTCTGGAGACGGCTTCCTTGTCAAGCTGGTGAAACACGCTGGGGCGGTAACCCATGTCCTGAAGAAAGTTATGAAAAGAACCACCTTTGGCCGGATCCCACCGGTCACAGACAGTCACTCCGCGACCCCCATAGTTGTGGTAACCGGGGTTGCGCGGATTGTTGCACCGCTGCAACATGTTCTGCCAGATTGCCCTGTGCGCCAAATCGATCGCGGAAGTTGATTTGCGACGAACAGACAAATACGATGCCACCATCGACCTGCTACCCAGGTTGGTCACGCGACAGGAGTTGCTGCTCGCTGTCGCACCCCAATCATAAGTAGGTCGTAAACAGCGCTCGGGGGTTCGTAGCCTGGGACAGCAGCCTTGTGCGGCATGTTGGACCATCACATCGATGGCTCCCTTCTTTGCTCAAAGCGCACGGCCAAGCTGAGATTTCGACAGGGGATCCTGGACTCTTGGGGTGGGGCGTGCGCATACTGCGGCGCCCCGGCTGGGACGTTGGATCATGTCCGAGCTCGGCGGCGCGGGGGCGCTTCCGTGCAGCGGAATCTCGTCGCGGCGTGCGCTGGTTGTAACCGGGCCAAGGGCTCGGAGGAGTGGACGATTTGGTTCCGCAGCCAGGTGTTCTGGGACAGCCACCGGGAGCAGCGGATCTGGTGGTGGACGCAGGGTCCGCTCGATCTACCCCTCAGCGCTTAGGTCATTGAGCAGGGCGTAGTCCCCGATGATGCGGAGCGCCGCTTCGTTGTAGACGCGGGCGGCCTCGAGCTCGGTGGCGAAGTTGCCGAGGTAGTAGCGCTGTCCCTTGTGGGTCAGGCAGACGCGGTAGGGGTGGGTTGGCGTGCCCTTGGTGACGCCGCGGAACCGGGAGAACTTGCCCGGGCGGAGCGGACGGCTGGCTTGGGACAGGTAGAAGTCGCGGTCTGAGAGGCGCTTGCGGTAGTAGCTCGCCATCTCAGATGTGGGCGAAGAAGCCAGCGGTGTTGGGCACTTCAGGGATGAGGTGGCAGGCGAACGCTAAGGCCATCACCGTGTCGTCGTGGGCGCCGGAGGCGGCTTCGCGTTGGCCGGATTCCTTTTGCTGGAAGGCGCGGAGCTCGTCGCTGATCACGCCCTCGGGGAAGATCAGCTCGTCGTGCTCCATCAGGAACAGGATCCGATCCGTCGCCACGGTCTTGCTGGCGCGGCTGGTATTGAAAGTTTCGATAGCGTAGTTAGGCAGGATGTTGGATAGCGCTTCTGCGATTACAGCGCCCATCGCCTGCTTCTCCACGATTACCCGCTCCGGAAGGTAATCCTCGATGAGGCTTTTGACGTGTTTCAAGCTGTACTCGGTGCTGCGTCCGTTCTCGCGGTACATGCCCACGACCTCGTAGGGCTTTTCGGTGATGTCCAGCACGACCGCTGTGAAGTAGTCGTTGCCGCCGGCGTTGGGGTCAATGCCAATCACGTAGGAGCGGCCCACGGAACCGCACTCGCGCCAGTGGCCGCGGGCGGCGCGGCGCACCAGATCCGAGGGGAACACTTGCGTGTCGGTGGCGCCAAAGGCCAGCTCGTACTCGGAGTCCCATGCGGCCTGGGTCATCCGGCGCGACTCGCGGGTGCTGCGCGCCCAGTCGGGGTCGTGGCCGTAGATCGGGTGCTGGCTGTAGTGGATCGCGACGCGGTTCCAGGAGTCGTTGACCTGGGCGAGGCGGGCGTTGAGTTCGTTGACCCGCCGGCGGCGGACGTACTCGTACCAGTCGGCTGGCGTGCCCTGGTGCCAGAGCTGGCCGAACCAGTCGAGCTCGGTGTCAGGGGTTGAGGTGACGATCACCTTGGCCTTGTCGCCCACCATGGACAAGGTGGGCATGGCGCCCCGGTAGATCTCGGCTGCGCCGTCGAGGAAGGCGCCCTCGTCCATGAATAGGACTGAGCAGCTGGGGATGCCCCGCGCTGCGCGCGGCGAAGCGGGTAGGAAGTAGAGCGTGCCGCGCCCTTCGATGGCGATCTGCGTGTTGCTGTCCGTCAGGTAGCGGATGGATTCGCCCTCGATGCTGTTGGCCATGGCGCGGACGCGGCGGCCGAGCTCGGAGGCGTCCTGCTGGGTCTTGGAGAAGATCACGGCTGCGAAGCCGCGCTCGGTGAGGGCCCGGCATAGCAGGTAGGAGCACACCGTCTCGGAGGCGCCCATCTGGCGGGACTTGTTGATGATCGTGTTCGGGTGCTCGTTGATCGAGCGCACGAGCTCGACTTGGTAGGGGTAGGGGTCGAAGGGGGCGACGGTGCCGCCGGTGCGGATCCAGGTGCGTCGTGCGAACGACGGCCAGTCCTCGACGCCGGGCAGCTTGGTGACGCGCTGGCCCGGGTCGAAGTTGGCGGAGCGGGCTTTGCGCTTGGCCAGTTCGAGGCGGAGCTTTTCGGCGCGGCGCTGGAGTTGGGCGAGGGAGGCGGTCACTCGTCCTCGGGGTCAGCGGATTTCAGGAGGTCCAGGTCGTCGTTGTCGTCGGGCACCGTCTCGGCGGGGATCTGCATCAGGCCGTAGATCTGGTGCTCCAGGTCGGCGACGGTGCGCTCGAGGAGCTTGCGCTCTTGGTAGGCGGCGGCGCCGTTGAGCAGGGCGCGGGAGGCGGCGATGCGGTCGCTGGCGCGGGCGTTCTCGTCGTTCATGATCGACGTCAATGTCGCGATCGCCTCGGGCATCAGGGCGACGTTGCGCGACTCGGAGCTGTCGATCAACTCCTGCTGCATGTTGTAGATGGCGCGCTGGACGGCGGGCCGCTTGCGCCAGTTGTAGAGGGTCTTTTCGGCGATGCCGAGGGCGCGGGCGACCTCGCGGCAGGTCTTGCCTCGGGCCAGAAGGTCGGCGGCGAGGCGCTCGTTCTCGCGGAGGCCGTCAACGATGTTGGGATTGCGCGCGACCATGGCCGGATCGTTACTGGTGGAAACGGGTATTTACCGCTTCTGGGCACAGCGTAACCAGTTCAGGACAGGTTGGAAATGGGCCTAGGGATTGGGGCTCGGGGGCTTGGTGGCGTAGTCCAGGGCGGCGGCGAACTCGTACAGGGAGCGGTGGTCGTAGCGGTCGATGTCGCGGGCGATGGCGTAGCGGGCGGCCTCGGTGATGGCGGTGATCACTGCGCTGATGCCGGCGTGCTCGGGGGAGGGGTGCGCGCCGGTGGCGTGGGTCGCACGGGTGAAGGTGTCCACCAGCGCGTCGAGGTCGTAGCGCGGCTCAATCGGCGGCATTGCCCTTGGAGATCGTGGTGATCACGGAGGCGACGATCGCTTCGAGGTGCGGGCGCGGGACGCCGGAGACGACGCGGGCGGCTTGGTGGACAGCAGCGGCGTAGGCCGCGGGGCTGATCGCTACCGAGCCAGACAAGCCCAGGGCGCGTTCTCGGATCAGTTGGCCGCGGGTGCTGTTGAGCTGGCTGGCTTCGCGGTCCAGTCGATCGCGTTCTTCGGGGCTCAGGTAGACCTTGACTTCGGTGCGCGGTGCGGCCATTGGATGGTGGGATGGGGTGGTGGTCAGAGGGCAGATGACGACTGAACTTGGGGATGGTTATGTCATCGCGGTGGCCTCCAGCTCATCAGCAAAGGCATAGAGGGTATGAGCTGAGGTTGGATGATCAAGTTGATCTGCAGCAGCTCGAAGAACGGCTGCAATGGAGCGTTGATCGTGGCAAAGACTTGCTTTACTCCATTCGTTTTCCCATGCATTCAAGATTGCCTGCGCGGCGGGGGAGAGGTCAGTCATCGAGTTGCTCCAGTGCGCGGCGGATGGGGCTATCGGGTGCAATGTCCATAACGTTCTCCCATTCAGCTAGTTCAGCCAGCGCCTGCTCCTTCAAGCTGGGCGGCTTGGGGCGGCGGGCGGCGCGGAGGTAGTCAACAAGGTCAAACCCTTGCTGTACCAGCAGGCCGCAGCACGCCTCCAGCTCATGGTCTGCGCCAGCACGAAAAGCCTCTTGGATGAGCCATACCTCTATTTCTCCTCTTTTGGCACCATCAACAGCGTGCAAAATGGCTTTATCGCAGAGCTGCTGCACCAGCTCCGGCGGTGGTGTGATGGGGTGGCTCATCGCTCGGCCTCCTTGTCGAGCGCAATCCCAGCATTGAAGAGACGTACATCTCCTGGCTGCTCGCGCAGCCACGCCGCCACTTCGCGGATTGCGGCGCGGGCTTCCATGGAGCCAGTGCCGAGCGACTCCTCGTACTCGGTGTTGATGGCCTGCTGCACCCTTTCCACCAGCGAACTATCTGATTTGGCCGGATAGCTGCGCCGCAGCTCCTTGGCCACGGCGTCATGGATGCCGGCGCCCAGCTCCAGCCTCTCGACCCTGGTGCGCAGTTCGAGCATGCAGGCGGCGTCGCCGTCCTCGGCTGCCCAGTGCTCCTGGTAGGCCCATTGGTCGGGGTTGGCTCGGTAATCGCGCATGGGCCTAGGCAACGAGCTTGGCGAGATGTTTGCGGAAGTGGGCCCACTTGATGTGGACGGTGCGGTAGCGCCAGCTGACGGTGCCGGTGGGGGCGACGATCTCGGCGTGCTGCACGGTTTGAAAGTGGTGGCCGCAGCTGGGGCAGTCGCGGCGGCGGCAGAAGTGCCCTTCGGCGGTGCGGTTGGTGCGGGTGACGTCGGTGACCAGGCAGCCGCACTCGGGGCAGGGAGGACCGATACGGTTGACGGCCATTACTCGTGCCAGACGTCAGGGGCGTAGGGCGAGGCGGTCGGGGCCAGGGGGCTGGTGGCCCAGCGGCTGGCGGCGCCGAGGGCGAGGCCCAGGGCCAGGAGGAGCAGGGTGCGTTTCATCAGAACTGAGTGAGGTAGATGGTGGCGGCGAGCATTCCCATCAGCCAGGTCAGGCCGAAGACGACAACGGGTGGCATGGCTAGGGGCCGGGCTCGTGGAGAAGGTGGTTCCAGCGCAGCAGCTGGGTCTTGCGCTCGTCGATCAGATGGGCGGAACTGACGGTTGAGCAGGGCCCGTCTTTCGGCAGGCAGATCCGGTAGCAGTCGTGGCCGTGGGAGTCGACGTAGTACTCGACAGAGAGGTCGTCGGGGCTCATCGCAGGGGGGCGCATGGTGCGCGGCGGATGCGGGTGCGGAAGAAGTCACCGAGCTCGGGCTCGTTGGCCATGAGCATCCGGGCGTAGAGCGCCGTGTAGTTGTTGTTGAGCCTCCACTCGGCGCACTTGTCGGTGGTGTCCAAAGCTCGGTGAAAGCGGACGACCTCGAAGAGGGCTTTGATGCCGTAGTGGCTGCGACCTCGCTGGCGCAGTTCCAGGGCGTGGTTGCGGAGCTCTTCGTAGACGCGAGGGTTGGAGACGTGGAAGGCCCAGAAGTCACGCTCGATGCGGTCGGGCTCGGTGCCGAGAAAGTCGGCGGTCGGGGCGTGGGTCATGGCAGTGGCGCCTCGTCCGTGCAGGGGGCGTTGCCGTACTTGGCCCAGAGGCCGGTGTAGGTCTGGTGCGCTGGGTGCGCGGGGTCGTGGCGACCGTCTTGCTCGTAGAGCGCGTCGAGGCGGTCCTGCCGGGCTTGTTGGATCAGGGGATTGCAGCCGGGCATAAAGCGTTGGGGTTGGGTGCTTGTCTCGTTCATGAATTGGTTAGCTGGGCGCAAAGGCTAAGGGTTCAGGGCTGGGTTGTCAGCACGCTGTTTGGACACGTAGGAGGCGTTTGAGGCGGCGGTTGAATGCCTTGGCACGCGCTCGGTCGTAACTCGTCAGGTGGTAGTGGTTGCACCAGGGACAGAGGTAAGGCGTGGCTGAGAGGCCCGCGCGTTTGACCAGGGTGTTGGCCTCGGCGCGGGAGGTGTAGGCGGCTTTGGTGGGGCAGATCTGACGGGCCTTCGCCAGGAAGGCGCCGTCGTCGAGATCCATGGGGTTCGTGTGGACGGGGCTCACTCGGCGTCGGCCTCGTCCAGGGCGACGCGCTCGAGGCGGACGGAGTCACCGGCGTGAGCAAGGCTCTGGGCGAGGTTGCCGAGGGCTTCGAGGAAGGGGCCGATGACGGGGGCCAGGGCGAAGCTGTAGGTCTCGGTGAGGCGGAGGGGATCAGGGCGGGTCATGGAGGTTGGGGGTTGAGAACGTGCCTGCAGGGACGAAGCGGAAGCTGAAGCCGCGGTCGCGCAGGTTGGTGTTGGCTTTGAGGATCTCTTGGGTGGTGGCGTAGGTGGTGTACAGCGCTATGCCGGTTTCGATTTGCATGAGTTCATACGCAGCAAAACCTCCCATGGAGATGTCCATGTCGAAACGGCTGCCGTGCGGCGCGGTCGGGGTTGGGAAAGAGCGGCGCTCCCCAGCGTGAGGGGATCGGCCGTATCCAGTTTGACGAGCCCCGATAGGGGGCCGACCTCGGTGCTTAGTGGCGGTCGTTCAACAGGTAGTGAAGGTCGCAGGGACCTTTTTCACCGTCAGGGTCGTAACCCGGAAGCGGTTCAAGTGTGGTGAGCAAACCCACGAGGTACTGGTCCATGCGGGCCAGGTGGGATGCGTTATCGACCCAGTCAGTGTCGATCTCGTCCTCGGTTTCGAGGCGGAGGGCGTTGGCGATCAGGACTGAGTTGTTGAAGCTGCGCCAGAGGACCAAGATGAAGCCCACGAACTGCTGAAAGGTGCGGTCCGAGAGCTCGCCTTTGGTGAGTTCGGTGTGAAGCAGGCGAATCAGTTTCTGATTGCGCGGCTCGAGTTCGTCGAAGCGGGGATAGAGCTCCCGCAGCGAGGGCTCGGCGAGCGCCTCGAACAGGGCTTCGGGCGAGTCGGGGATTTGCATCGGGCTGGCCCGGCTGTCCCAGCCTAAGGAGGCAGGACTGGGCAGATCAGGCGGGCCGTGAGATGATGGGTGGTGCATGGTTGGTTGCACAGCGCTGACCGTGTGGATGATGTGCCCTGGGGGTGAGAGCCCAGGGCTTTTTCATGGGCAAGGCGACTAGCGCAGATGTTCTGCGACACGCGCTCGGGTGAGCTCAGCCCTTCGGCGGAAGGAGTGGCCGCCGATGTTCGTCTCAGCAAGGAAGGCGAGGTTGCCGGGCTCGGGGCTGCTGAGGAGACGGTCTAGAGCGTCGTAAATGATCAGGAGTTCGTCCTCGGTTAATTCGAGGGCGGTTGTCAGCGACATTCGGTTACACCTTGCGCACGCGGTAAGTAACTAGTTCAGCACCGGCTTGGTCCATCTCTTGGATGGTGAGCAGGCCGCGGTTGAAGCGATCCCGATCGGGGCGCTCAAGGTGGGGCATCGTGACCTCGCTGACGACGTCGGCGTAGGCCGCCATCCAGTAGGGGACGATCCCGTAAACGTGCTTGTGGACTACATCCGAGGGGGTTGCGTACTCCAAGACAGGGGCATTGATGCCCTTGTCGTGAAGCCATGCGATCAGGGATTCGTTCTTGGTGACGATGAGCGCGTCGGACATAAATATGTAGGCGGTATGCAAGTTGTGCATAGGGGCGCGGGGCCCCCATGTGGGGCCTCACACCAGGGCGAGGCAGGCTTCGCGGGCGCGGGTAATGCGGCGTGAGGCTTCGCCACCCCAGAGGGATTCGAGGCGGGTGCGGGCGCGCTCGGTTTCGTCCTTGGCGCGGCCGGCGTCGTGGGTCTCGAACTGGGTGATGGCGTTGAACAGGCCGTAGGCCGAGCCGAAGCAGCCGGGGAGGTCGCGGATGCCCAGGCCCGTGTCACCGGTGTAGTGGCCGCGGATGATGCCGACCTCGGGGAGGTCGTTCAGGGTGCGGTCACGCTTGTCGCCGGTTTGCTTGTCCTTGATGGGGATGGAAAGCTTGTCGGCGTAGGTGGCTTCGAGGATGCGGCGGGCGAGCTCGGGGGTGAGGGTGAGCTTGGTGAGGTCGCGGAGCTCGTCGAGAGACTTGGCGAAGGAGCGGCGCTCCAGGTCGATCAACCGGG